CCTCGATGTTCTGGGCGTGGGCGACCATGCGCCGGCCGATGATGGCAACGGGCAGGCCTTCCCGTACGAGATCGTAGAGCGACGGCTTCGAGATGCCGATGTAGTCCGCGATGGCCTGCGCCGTGATGAGGATCATCCGGCTCTTCGGGGGGCCGTTCATCTCCATTCTTCCGTTCATCTCCTCAGCCAGCCGCCCGCCGGCCGCGTCATCCACCCGGAGGCCGCAGACGGACGCACCGGTTCGTGTTGCTGCGGCTTTCTCGAGGTGGCCGTGACGAGCCGCAGGCCTCCGCCGGGGAACTCCATCTCCACGCACGCGGCCGCCAGGATCTCGGCGTCGAGCAGATGATTCGGACGCCCATGGACGTTCACCCACTCCTCGTGGCCTTTTTCGTTGCGCCGCTTCTCCTCGGCCAGGATCTGCGCCACATAATCCGGCCCGGTGTCGGCATGCAGAAATGCCGCGCCGGGCAGCGACCGCGTCTCCGGCTTGGCCGCGAGCTGCAGGCGATAGTGGAGCTGGTCCTTCGCCTTCTCCGTGTCCACGGAGAGGATCCGCAGGCCGGCGGGCAGTTTCCTGCCCCGCGATGTCGACAGGACCTCGTTGCCGATCCTGAGCATCCCGGGCAAAGACGAACTCGAGCCCTTCGTTCCCCAGAGGGCGACACCGCCGCGGCCGCGGTTCCTGATCAGCCACAGGTAGGTTTCGTCCGTCATCGTCATGTCTTCATACTTTTCCCCGCCGCCCGTATCGACGCAGGCCCGGAAGATCCGCATGGTGCGCTCGGTGCCGGCCACCGGATAGGCGGTCTCGAATAGCAGATGCTCCACCTCTTCCCAGGTCGAGAGGAACCCGTAATGGATGGTCCAGCTGGTTCCGCTGGCCGCCCAGGCCTTCACGACGAACCAGAACCCGCTCTTCTGCACGTCCACGCCCGCCGTCAGCGCGACGGCTTCCTCGGGCACGGTCTGCGCCGGCAGCGGGCAGCGGGCGGCCAGGATCTGCGCCTCGTTTCCCGCGATGACCGTCAGCTTCCAGGGCTCCGCAAGGTGCTTATTGTGGAAATCCTTGAAGGCGTTGATGTCGGAAAGGCTCCGGAGAAATGCCGCCGCAACGGTGGAGAGGCTCACGAAGGTGGAGAGCCACGACGGGATATGGAAGCCGATCTTCACGGGGCGCTGTTCCCGCAACACGTCCTTCATCGACCGGCCGTCGGAACGGGCCCGCCAGCCGCCGGCGCGAACGGCCGCGTCGCGGTCGTAGTCGTTCCAATGCGCAAGGCAGTGCGGGCACTCGTACCAGGCGAGCTTGCCCGCCTCGATGACGGCCGGGTCCTCGGAGTGGATCCGGCCGTCCGGACCCGGCTCGGCAGCCCGCGGCCACTTGACCTGTTTGAATTCCATCTTCTGGCCGGCACCGCAGGCCGGGCAGCACACCCAGTAATCGAAGACGGTCTGGACGGCGGCCAAGGCCTTCGTGATGTTTCCGGTCTCCGTCGTGGGCGTCGAGAGCTTCCAGATCTTGCGGCTGAAGCGGTACGTGATCGTCCGCGCCTCGGCCAGCGAGATGGGATCGGTCTCCCGCCTGCCGGCCGTGTCGACGTACTTGTCGACCTCGTCGCAGATGAGGAAGCGGATCGGTTTGTTGGCCAGCCGCGGCGCGCTGCGGGCCCAGGCCATGTAGATGACCATGTGCTGCAGGTTGATGCGCAGCGACGAGGCGTCGTCATCCACGCCCGTCATGTATGAGCGCAGCCGAGGGCTGCCCTTGATCATGGGCTGGATGCGGTCCTGGCTGTTCTCCTTGGCCGTCAGTTCGTCCGGGTAGAGGACGAGGGCCGCGCCGGGATCTCGGTCGATGGCGTAGGCGAGGCAGTTGAGGACGGCCTCGGTGCCGCCTACCTGCGGGGCCTTGCAGATCACGACCTCCTGGACGGTCGGGAACCATGAAGCGTCCATGATGCCGGAGAGGTACGGCGTGATCTCGTTCTTCCATCGGCCCGGCAATACGGACATGGTGACGTGGCGATAGCGCTCGGCCCAGCTCGACACCGGGATCCGCTTGTGCTTCCGGAAAACCTTCTTCTCCGGCTCGCTGAATACGATCTTCAGCCGCACCGTACCGGCTGCCGTCCGGAGGGCCTCCGGCAGCCAGGGGCGGGATCGGGAGATGTGAACGGTGTGGGGCATTAGCCGCGCCTCCGACCCCAGATGTTGCATTCGCGCATCCACGGCTGTATTCCCCCGCGGACCCAAATATGGAACCATGACTGCATGTAAAAACGGTATCCACTGATGAAGCTGTGCCAGTAATTCCCGAGTGATCGCACCTTTCTGAAATCCTGTTCATGGACGTACGGCGCGATCACTCCACGCCGACTCAGATCCCAGCGCGGAGCACAGCGTCCTTGAATCAGCATCCACTGCCGGCCTTCATACCAAACATGGTCGCCCAGGTTATATTTATTCAGCCACCGAAGGGCCAGCAGAACAACTCTCAGCCGCCAGTAAATCCGATTAATCATCTCTCCCACCTCAATGCGTTCCTCGAAACCACTTCCTCCTGACCATTGCCTCTCGCGCTCCATCAGTTTCCGATATTGTCGTCCGTGCTCACCTCGGCGCTCCCGTAGGCCTTCACCCCATCGCGCCCCACCTTCGCCAGGAAGCGATCGTCGTAGCGGCACCCCGGCCCGATGCCGTGCTCCACAAAGATGCAGCGCGACGGATCCGGCTTCGCGGCCTTCTCCAGGCCGGGGGCAAGGGTAAACCCTCGCACAACGGACACGCCGTCCTCCAACGGAGGGTTGCCCGGTGATACGGTACCGCCTTGCTGCAGGAGAAAACCGACTGCCAGGCCTACCAGCGCAGCCGCCAGGAGAAAACCGACTGCCAGGCCTACCAGCGCAGCCGCCACGAGAATCAACGTCATGATTGTCATGTCTTTAGTCCACCTGTTCATGCGACACCTCCTCTTCGGTTTCTTCCTCGCCGTCGATCACCAACTCATACCCCTTCGCCTGGGCGTAATTGTTGATGTGTTCTTCCAGGTCCCGGATCATCGCGTTGATCAGCTCGCCCGCCTTCCGCACATCGCCGCCCACGGCCCGGATCCAGTCCGCCACGCGGGACTGCACCCAGTGCTTCAGCCCCGCCTCGAGAATCCCCGCCCGGGCGGCCAGCTCGATCTCCATCTTCTCGCGCTCGATATATTTCCCGAGCTCCTTGTCGTGCTGGAACTTCTTCCGTTCGTGCTCGAGCTCCAGGTTCTTCAACTCCTGCTCGAGCTTCTTGCGCTGGAGCTGGTCCTCGAGGACCTTGATCTTCTGCCCCGTCTCGGCTTCCCTGAGAAAACTCCTCGCATATCGGTCAATGTCCTTCTGGCGATATTTCCCGTTCTCCTTCGGAAGAAACTTTCCCTCCTTGCGGTGCCGGTAAACCGTCGACTTCCTTGCAACCCAGCCGCAGGCGGCGAGATATTCGATCACCTCGTCGACGTTGTCGAAACATCTCTCCGGGGACTCTTGCGTATTGTCCGTCATGGGATCAGGTTCTCCCAGCTGATCTCGCCGGCCGGGTGCCCCAGGATGTAGTCCCGCACCTGCGGGTCCTGAAAGACCAGGTGGTTGATCCGCCCGCCGACGTACTTGCCGTCCCGCAGGACGGCGAATCGCTCCGGCGTGTTGATGATGCGCACGCCCGGGTTCTTGCGCAGCAGCTCGCGCAGCTCCATCACCGCCGCCGGAAGCTGGGCCGAGAGGATCCCGCCGGATGTCGGACTTGTCTCTCCGGCGGTCCCTTTCCTCTCGGGCGCCGCGGCTTTCTTCGCGGCTGGTTCCTCGATGGTCAGCGCCGGCGGCAGCCCTGCCCGAATCCACCGGTCAAGGTCCGTCCCCATCGCGAACGCCTCGCCGGGGTCCTTCCCCTGGGGCACGGGCCAGCGGTCGCAGCGGCCGAAGTGTTCCTTCCACCAAGCTGTGGCCTTCGCACCCGGATCGTCGTAATCGATCGAAACGAGGATCTGCAGGGCCCCGCGGAGGACCTCGACGGCCTCGGCGTCCGGCTTGGCAGAGACCGAACCCAGCCCCACGGCGCCGGCGAGCCGGTTGTTGGCCATCACGGCAATGGCATCCAGCTCGCTTTCGACAACGACGAATGCGCGGCGATCCCTGCCCAGAAGCATGACGGACTTCGAGGATCCCGGCAGGACGATATACCGGCGATCGGCCTCGGGGCGGCGGATCCGTATTCGATGGATAACCCCGTCGCGGATGTAGGGGATTACAAGCCCCACGGGGATCCAGAGCGCCTTTGGCTTGCCGTCGTCGCGGCGCTCCTCTGCAAGGCCCCAAGCGCTGCGGGCCCGGTAGATGTCCCTGCCGTCCTCGCCGGGGTTCCACCCGAGGCGGTAGTCGGCCGCGGTGCCGGCGTCGATGCCACGGGCCGCCAGCCAGGCGAGGGCCTCGGCGTTCTTCTCGAGATGCCCCTGGGCCCAGGCAATGAATGTCTCGGCGCGCTCCTGCCAGATCTCGCCGGGGGCCGCGGATGTCTCCGGGTTGAACGCCGGCTTCGGCCTCGGCACGTCCGGACGCCACCCGGCCGGCCGCTCGGGCACATTGATCCGGAGCTCGTTGCAGGCCTGCCGGAAGGTCATTCCCTCGAAATCGATCAGAAACTGGATGTTGTCGCCGTACTTCCCGCAGCCCTTCCCGGGCCGGCACCAGTAGCTTCCGCCCTCGCGCTGGTTCGGCCAGACGTGAAAGCGGTCCTTCCCGCCGCAGCCCGGGCATGGGCCCTGCCACTCCCCGCCGTGGGTGGAAGCGGCCTTGCGAAGTTGCACCCGCTTGCCGGCCAGCTCCAGGACGTTTTTCATCGGCTTGCCCTTTTCAAACCCTCCCTCTTTTTTCCTTTTTTATAACTATTTAATTTCATTCCAATAATAATGATTCTATTTTATAGTTCCCCCCTGGAAAGTAGCCTTTGGGGAGGGATGGAGAGATTTTTCACTATTTAATCGCACGAAACTTTTTCAAAAACAGTTAGCCGGGTAAAAGGTTGAAAAACGCTCCAACCCTCCCTCTCCAAATTTTGATGCCATCCATCCACGTCGATCCCCGAATAAAACCGGCACCTTGAATCCATGTCGGCAGAGCCCTGATAACAGGGATAGTTTCTGGAGGGTTGGGGAGGGTTGTAGATACAGGGAGGGTTTTTTACCCTTTCTTCTTTTTTTTGCGATTTTTCAAAAAACAACAGAAAACCCATATTAACCCTCCAACCCTCCCTGATTGCCGGCCAGGGCGATGCCGTGATACATGACGACGCCCTCGGACTTGTTCTTCTCGTACTTCTGCGAGAGCTGTTTTCCGAACCAGGTGCCGCTGGGCTCGTTCTTCCCGATGTTGTCGTGATACCAGTCGACGAAGCGGGCGTAGAGCGCCGAGCTCTTCTCCTTGGCCCCGGGCTCGCGGACGCAGCACTCGTCGATGAAGTCGGCCAGCAGGTCCTCGTTGCGGCGGTAAAGCTCCGTGGCCTCCGTGACCTCCCGGGGCGGTCTCAGGCCGTGCTTCTGGTAAAGCAGGCAGCCGCGCACGAGCCAGGACAGGATTCCGGGGTACTCCTTTGCGAGCTGCTGGTCCAGGTCCTTGATGGCCGGCCGCTCGTGCGTCTCCTGCGGCTCCCTGGTGACAAAGGAGATCGTGAAAGGGATCAGGTGCAGCCGCTCCCAGAAGGCCTTGTCGTTCGGCGGCGCCTGGGGCTGCGTGTTGGTCATCAGGAACAGCTTGTGCGTGGGGGTGAAGCGCGTCTGGTACTTGTCGTGCGGGTTGCGGCCGACCAGGGTGTCCTTGCCGGTGAGCCACTTGATCCTCGAGGCCGAGAACCGGTGCCCCTCGTCCACCTCGGACGCATAGGCAAAACGGATCCCCTTGAGCCCCATGATGTCCGGCGAAGGCCCGGCGGCGCCCTTCACGAATTTTGTCGAGAGCAGCATCTCGGCCGGGATCGATCCCGCCAGGTCCCCCATACAATATGCGATCCGCTCGACGATGAGGCTGCGGCCGTTCCACCCGGTCCGGCCATAGAGCACGGGAAAAACCTTTTCGTGCACGAGTCCCGTCATGGCATACCCGAAGAGCCGTTGGACATACGCGATAAGATCCTCGTTGCCGTTGAAGATCTCGCGGATGGACCGCTCCCAGAGCGGCGCCGGCTCATCGATGCCCAGGAAGGGCACCGGGCTGGATAAAGACAGGTAGTCGCCGGGGCGGCCATCGTGCAGTCTCCCCGTCTCGAGATCGATCACTCCGTTTGCGCAAGGGAACAGCATGGGCTTGTTGTCAAACTCCTCCCCGGCGATGGCCAGCGGGTTGTCGATCGTGTGCGCGAATTTCAGGCACGCCGTGCGGCGCTTGTCCGCCCGCAGCTGGCTGACCCGCTTGAGCAGCTGCTTCTGCAGCTCCGAGAGCCGCTTGATCTGCCTCGAGTTGTCCGCCTCCGCATCGGCCGTTAGATCGGCGATTGTCCCGCCCAGGGCCTTGTATTCCGCCATATAACGGGCCACCAGCTCCTCGACGGCGGCCAGCGATCGGTTCATGATGTCGCGCTTCCAGGAGTGGCCCTGCCATTCGTACCATTCCATGGTATTCTTGCAGTACAGGAACCGATCGCGAAACAGGGTCGCGTAGAGCACGCCGTCGCCCTGCTCGTTTGCGAAGAGGCATTCCTGGATGAATTGGCTGGAAAGCCCTGGGTGCTCTTCCGGCGGCACCGTCGCGGCCTCCCGGGCTACCCTCTCCTGAACCTGTCTGCGGATCTCGTCATCCCTGTCGGTCACGTTTCAGCCTTCTGCGCAATTCGTAGACCCACCGCAACGAAATGTCCGGGATCGCCTCCCGGATCTTGGCCGGCTCGACGCCGGCCTCGATGAGCCGCATGACGACCGCCTTCTTCTCCGGTTCCAGGAAATGATCAGATCCGGCAACGAACTGCCGGCGGCACAGCGCGCATCGATATTTCTGCCGCCCGGAGGCGCCCAGGCCCCATTTCAGCAATGATGTGCTGTGACATTTTGGACAGGCTAGCGGCTTCTCCATTTCAGTTCGCGCTCGAATATCTCCCGGAATTTCAGTTTCGAAAAATCCTTCGCCGCCGCCATGATTCTCTTGGAGCCAAACAGCAGCGCAATGCCGGGGCCCAGGAGCTCCTTTATAGGCAAACGATTCGATCCCGTCCGTTGTGCTACCGCAAGATGCCCTGACTTGAATCTGGTCAGGAACGCCTTTGGTTCCGTGCGGACGGGCTTACGGCCGGATGCATGTTTGACCAACACGCTCACCACCCCGCCAGCCTTACCCCAGCCGGCGCGCTGCGCTTTTTTCGTATATTGGCTCTCCCCCTTCCTTGTCCGCACCCCTTCCTGCCTGGCGTCGAAAGCGGAGAGAGGGAGCCCTCGACCGAGACCCGTTATCTCCGCTTCAAGCTCGTCGCCACGGGCCCTGGTTGCCACCTTCAGCCGTTTATTGATGTCCTTCGCCTTTATATTGTACTCGTCACGTATCATCTTCGAGATATGCGTCCGGCACTGGTCAGAGACTTTTTTGACAGCCGACCGGGAGGCTGCCGTGACGAGTTTTGGGTCCAGCACCTTCATGGCTTCCCTGACGCCAGTGAGTTCGATTTCAACCTTCATCTCCACCACCATCCAGTGTTCATTTTTTCCCAAATTCCCAATGAAATTAGAATTTTTCCGGAGCCGAAAATCGAGCCCGGGGTCTCCGCACGGCGTCGAGGCCGAGGAAGGACCCGCGGCATCGAGTGAACTCCGTAGATTGTTGTAAAGCTCTTATCAATGGAGTGCCGAACCGACCGGGGAAAACGATCGCACTTGAACCCGAAGAAAAAGAAGGGCCTGAAAGGGAAAAGAGCATTCAGATTTCTCCCCGATCCGCCCGTCTCTGTAGATCGCGGCAATTGCTGTTGGCTACGATGGCGAAGAAGAGGAAGCCGATGTTTGCACCCGCCATAAGCGCCGCGACGATCGCGCAGACTAGTTGCCACAGTTTGATCTCGATCATAACAGCCCCTCCCTCCGCTTCTTGACTTGCGCCACCAGCACGGACCATCCAAGCGGCATGGGCCAACCGTTTGGGATGAAATTAATAAGCATGTCAATGTCACTTTCGGCTTCCTTGAGGCGCTGCCATAGGTTGACCTTTTCGTCATATTTGCAGGGATAGCCGTGCCTGCAATACAGACCCCCGGTGTCATTGATTAAATAAGGGCATTTTATTCGTTGGCAAATGCTATGCTCAAAGTAGCCCATCTTTCGTCAGGATCTCCTCGACGACCATCATGACTTGGTCACCCGGCGTGCGTCGGTGGCTGCGGCAGTACTTCATCCAAGGCTCATAGAGGTCGTAGTTCTCTGGAAGGGTGAAATCAAGAAGAACGATCCGA